TTCCGATCTTATCACGTATGGCATTTATAACAAAGAGGCTTACATAATCGATGTTGTATTTACAAAAGCAGCAATGGAACAAACAGAACCTGCTGTTGCTGATATGCTATATCGCAATCGTGTTAATGTAGCAGACTTCGAAAGCAATAATGGTGGTAGAGGGTTTGCAAGACAGGTTACACGGCTGTTACGTGATGAGTATAAAAGCAATTATACAAAGGTTGTAGCGTTCCACCAATCTAAAAATAAAGAGGCTCGCATATTATCCAATGCAACTTGGGTTATGGAGCATATTTATTTTCCTATAAACTGGGCTGACAAATGGCCTGATTTTTATAAAGCTATCACACGTTATCAACGTGAAGGCAAGAATGAACATGACGATGCTCCGGACGCATTAACAGGTGTTGCAGAAAAGCTAACTGCACCGGACTACAAGTCAACACGTACAAATATTTATTAGGAGGCTTATTTATATGGCTGTTATGGCAAATCCAAGAGATAGCGAATACGAATTACTGCATGACGCTTATTATGGAACCGGTATGTTCGCTAATGGTGGTGCGTTACCTAAATATTCTCGTGAAAGCGCACAGAATTATGAGTACCGCAAAAAACTTTCATATTATTTAAACCATACAGGGCCGATACTCAATGCGAGTGTCGACCCTATTTTTAAAGATGAAATATCACGCGACTACAATAAAAGCGAACTTTTTGCTTCATTCTTGGAGAACGTAGACCGATTAGGGACATCGCTACAAGAATTTATGCGTTTTAACGCAACGCAAGCAAAATTGTATGGCGTTATGTATATCATTGTCGATAACGTAACAGAGCTTGGTGAAACGATGGCCGATATGATCTCTAAACGCCAATTCCCTTACCTATATGCAGTTGAGCCTAAGTGCGTATATAACTGGCGAATTAGTGAAGCAGGCGAGCTGGAATTTTTTGCGTACACATCTCAAGTGTTCGATGAGGAAGGTAATGCAAAAACGCAGTTCCATGAATGGACAAAAACATCATGGGTAACAAAAGACGAAAATGGCAAAGTAATTGCACAAGGTGAGCATAATATCGGTAGAATACCTGTCGTTCAGTGGTTTGGGCGTAGCTCAAAGAAAACAGATATATTGCCACCTCCTGAATTTCTATCTATTGCAAGAACTAACCACCAAATATATCATCAATGCTCGTTACTATCTCAAATACTAAGCATGCAAACGTTTAGTATTTTGACCTTGCCTGATAACGGTCAAAATATTGGTGATATTACACTTGGTACAAATAACGTGCTAATGTATCCGGCCGAATCAGGGCATGCTCCTGCGTTTATCGCACCGGATATTGGACCGGCACAAATTCTGATACAAACAATTAAAACGCTTACAGATGATATGTACCGACTGTCAGGAATTAACTCAGTAATAGGCGTACAGGAGTCAAAAAGCGGTGTAGCTAAGCAATGGGATTTTGAACGAACCAATCAACGGTTGGCTGATTTCTCTGTGCAGTGTGAAAACGCAGAATATGACATCATTGATTTATATGAATTGTGGACAGGCGAAAATATCGGCTATAAATGCGATTATCCTCGCAACTTTAAAATTAATGACGTAGCCGATGTTATCGCTCAATCTCAATCTGTACTTGATTTAGACCTTGGCAGTAACACTTTGAAAGTCGAAACAGGTAAAAAAGTATTGGACAGTTATGTACCTAATCTTGAGCCTAAAGAGTACGACAAAATTATTGATGAAATTGAAGAAGCTGTTCAACGACAAGAACAGGATCTTGCATATCATGATGATGAAGGGAACGAAGTAGATGAGGACGCAGAAGGAGATAGACAAGGCGATAACCAACTTCGAGGCAGAGATAAAGAAACTCCTTGAATTAGGTTATAGTCCTAAGCAAGCTGTTAAAAAGGCTTATGAGGCATATCCTGTTATGCAACTGATGAAGCCTACGTTACAGGCTGATTTAACGAACTCATTCATAACTGGGTATGGCGATGATGTTCCGTATAGTACTAAAAGCATTTCAATGGCAATGGCTGAAAGCTGGGCGGCTGATAACTTAACATTATCTAGTCGCCTTTATGGACGTTCTAATGCTATTAAACAAAGCGTTGCTGATACTTTGACGCAAGCGTTTAAAACCAATAAAGCTGTACGAGATACTGCAAAATCAATCTTCGATGGGTATGGCAATGGTGGTATTATTCCAGAAGCCTCACTACCTAAATTTATTAATGATCTTACGAAGCTCAATATAACGGGTAGTAGTACTCCGGAAGCTAAGCAACTACAACGCAAGGTGCTACGTAGTGTTCGTGATAAAGTATCAAGGCTTACAACTCCAGGCGTTAGGGCTGCATATACTGAATTAACCCATGCTATTGATAAAGGAAACGATGAACGTATCAATAAAGCACTAGAAACTGCTGTTCAGGAAAAGACACGTTATAATGCTGAACGTATAGCACGTACAGAAAATGCGAGGGCTTATGCTGACGGTCAAATAAATAGGTACATGAACGATGATGATATCGTAGCCTATAAATGGCGATTAGCTGCAAGGCACCCTCGCTTTGATATTTGCGACTTTTATGCTAATGCTGATTTATACGGACTTGGCAAAGGTGTATATCCTAAAGATAAATTACCAACATTGCCTGCTCACCCTCATTGTATGTGTCATATTCAACCGTTAACAGAATTAGATATTCAAGAGAATAAGCAGCACAAGGGAATAAATCAAGCTGGCTTGGATTATATTCAAACACTAACTAAACCAAATCAGGAAGTGTTACTCGGTGTAAATGGTCGAAATACTGTATTGAGTGGCAAAGGATCTTGGCAAGATTTTGCAAGAGGCTGGACGTCTGATATATTCAATGCAAGGGTTCCTAAAAAAGAACATGGAGCTTTGTCAGGAGCTATCAACGATATTTCTTTAGACGCCAATGAACGTCAAAAAGCGCAAAGACATGCAAAACTTTTTTATGAAACTATACGAAATAGTAACAGGACTGTATTAGTTAATAAAATATCTAAATCCAGTAAAATACACCGTAAAAGTATAGAAAAAGTTATTGAACATGTATTTGACAATATGTATAATTTAAATGAAGGAAACACTAAATTTGAACCAGATTTTCAAATGGCTCAATCTTTTCAAAGATTGATTAGTGGTACTCCGTTAAAAAGAGATATTATCATGTTAAAACATGAACGGTTAGAATATGAATTAATGCATCGTTATGGTTATACAGATTATGCTACAGCGCATAGAATAACTGAACAAAAATATAATTATGCAGAAGCTGTTAGAAAAGAGGTGTATCATGTTAGCGCTAATATTAAAAAAACTAAATGAAGAAAAAGCGGAATATGAATTTCACCCTAATGCTAATGCTGAATATGGAGTAATAGAATTAGATAGAAAAAGCAATATAGCTATTGTTAAAAGTCCGCTTCAAGGTAGTGAGTGGCACACAGTACATGCTTTGAATAAGTTAGAAGAATATGGAAATTTGAATTCATTTCCTAAAACAGAAACAATATATTGGTATTAAGAGTTATGCAATGTTGCATAACTCTTTTTTATAAGTATTTTACGCCCTTTCATGTGTGATGATTGGGCGTATTTTTATTGGTGCAATTAGGCGGAGGCCTGTTGCGCCTTTTTTATTTTCATGTATTTACGGAGGTTTACACATGAACATCGCAGAAGTTTATCAAGCACTCGAACAATTGGAAAATGGCAAAGATCTTATCGACGCTATTAAAGGTGAAACATCTCGCCTTAATAACGAAGCTAAGACAACGCGAGAAAAGCTACAAGGTCAAATTAATACGTTAACCGGTGAACGTGATACGCTTTCAACTCGTGTTAGTGAATTGGAAGAACAAGCAGGGGCTGGTTCTAACTCGCCAGAGTACAAACAACTCGAAAAGCAATTAAAAGCTATGAGCGATAAGTTCGAGCAAGCTGAAACTAAGGCAAAAGAAGCAGAAGCTAAACGAATTCAATCTGAAATTATGGCACAAACATTGGACGCTTTCACAAAGGCCAATGCGGTTGATCCGCAGGAGTTTGCACGATTAGTTGCCAATGACATTAAAGTTCAGGACGATGGCACTTATGGCTATCAAAAAGAAGATGGCACTATCGGTACTATTCAAGACCGTACCGCAGAATGGTTGAAAGGTAAATCTTGGGCCGTTAAAGCAATTGGCAATCCAGGTAGCGGACAAGGTGGTACAGGTGGCAGTGGTCCTGATGCAATTAAGGCTGAATTCGCTAAGGCTGTAGGCATTGAAATGTAATTTTTAATTATTGGAGGTCAATTAGATGGCAGTTAATACATTACAATACTCTCAACAGTTTCAAACTGTACTCGACCAACAAATGTTAGTTGGTTCCACAACTGGTTTTATGGAAGTTAACGCAGGTCAAGTCAAATACGATGGCGGTGATACTGTTCATATTCCTGAAATTAGCATGCAAGGTATGGCGAAATATGATCGCGATGAAGGCTTCAATCGTGGTTCCGTTACTTTGAAATTTAACCCTTACAAAATGACACAAGACCGTGGCCGTACGTTCTCTCTCGACTCCATGGACGTAAACGAAACAAACTTCGTTGCAACTGCTGGCACTGTAATGGGTGAATTCCAACGTACACAAGTTATTCCTGAAATTGATAGCTATCGCTATTCCAAAATTGCTGCATTAGCAACTACAGAAAATAAAGTAACAACTGGTTATACACCTGCTGTTACTGATATTCTCGATAAATTGGACGCAGAAATTACAGACATTCAAGACGTAATCGGTGAAGATGAAGCACTTATCATCTGTATGTCTACGAAGTTGCGTTCTATCTTGAATAATGCAGACAAATTCCATAAATATTTGGACGTAGCTCAATTTAAAGCTGGTGCAATTAACACTAAAGTTCGTTCTTTTAATGACATTCCTATCCTTGGTGTACCTTCCTCTCGCTTGAAAACACAATACGTGTTTAACGATGGTAAGACTTCCGGTCAAGAGGCTGGCGGTTTTAAAGCTGATACAGCAGCCAAAGAAATTAACTGGATTATCATGCCTCAACGTGCACCAATTGCTGTATCTAAGACAGATAAAGTTCGTGTATTTACTCCGGACATTAACCAAAAAGCAGACGCTTGGAAAATCGACTACCGTAAATACCATGACTTATGGATTCCTAAAAATCGATTGGCTGCAATTCATGTTAACGTTGGTGCGTAAGGTAGGTGGATAATATGGCACGTCTTGTACGATTAAACGAAGTGCAATATGTAAGCGAAGAATATGATATTAAACGCTTACAAGATGAAGGCTTTACGATTGAAGAATTGGAGCCTGTCAAAGATGATGATAAGTCAAAACGTAGCGGTAAAAAGCCCGATAAAGAGCCCGATAAAGAGCCCGGTAAAGAGGAGTAATCATGTTACCTAAAGAGGTGTTCGAACGACGGCTCAGACAAGCTGTTAAGTCGAGCACCTTTATGGTGCAAAATGAAGCACAACAAAAGCATGATTTTATAACTCGTACCGCTCAATTGGAACGGGCTGTCGATACAAAATTTAGTTTTGACAATGGCAATAATATTGGGGTAGTGTACATTGACAATCAGGTAGCACCTTATGGAATATTCGTCCATCAAGGTACAAGACCTCATACTATTAAGCCTAAAACTAAACGTGCGTTGCGTTGGGTTCCAATGGCTGGTAATAGCTTTTTCTTCGCTAAGGAAGTTCACCACCCAGGAACTAAATCCGACCCATTCTTATATGAAGCGTTGGAAAGAAAACGTAATGATGTATTTGATACATTTTCAAAAGCCACTGGGCTTGCTATTAATGATCTATCGAATAGCGATTGGCTTGGGGCTAAGGAAAAAGAAATTCGAATAGATATTTAGAGGTGTAACAATGCTATATGAATACGAAGAAATGCAGTTCACCGATGAGCTGTTAGGCAAAGAGGTTCTACCTCAACATGTAGAACGTGCAGAAAAAGCATTATATGCCTTTGCAAAACGTCTTGGCGTATTAGAGGGCGATATTGTAAGAAGTTATCTAGTCGATGAATTAGTGCAACTCTATATATATCGTTTTGTGTGCGTTGACAAGGCTTATGCGTTACCAGGTGCATATACTCGCGACGGCTCAACAGATGATTTTTATAGCAAAAAACTGCAATATATCGATGAGCGTATAACAATGTGCGAAAAGCAAATTACACCGGAAGAGTTAACAGGCGACCCTACTAAATATGCTAGGTATCGAACTGTAGAAATTTTCAGGGGGTAATATGTGGCTCGAACTCATGCAACATATCAAACGTGTAATTGATAGCCACGGAACAGGCTTCAATGTTATTCTTGGGGCTATGAGGCCACAAGCTGCAAATATCGATGCGAATGGCGTAATTATGGTGATTAGGGGAGAAACAACGCCAGGAGATAATGCCGTTCAATCTGAATTGCAACAAGAGTTATACATTGAAGTATGGGGGCGGAATGACGACCCTGATATGAACGTAGGTTATGAAGTTATCGCTAAGTTCGAGGATACTTTCGAGGCGATTATGAATAATCTTCGTAATTCATGTGGCAGATTAGTTCCGGAAGCATGTATCTTGCAAGATAGTGGTTATCAAATCATCGATATTAAATGTACAAGTAAAGTAGGCGACCATGATTCAGTACGGCCATTGATTGGCACACAGTACAGGTTTGTGGCTCGCCTTATTAATTTGAATGAAGAAACAAATGGAGGTATCTACTAATGCCAGCTCAACCAGCTACAGCAAAAAAACTTTATAAACCGCAACAGACTGCAATGCCTACTGCCGGTAAAAATTATTTGATTTATGTTAATACTGGCACCGACGAAACAACAGGTGCTGAATGGCTTTTATTAGGCGGACAGCGTACAGGTGATGTATCTCGTAAGGCTGATAGCATCGATGCATCTCACAAAGGCACTAACGGTTGGAAGTCTACTATTCCAGGGCTTAAAGAATGGTCCATTGACCTTGAAACATTGCTTATGCCTAACGAAGAGTCATTGCAATTGTTAGAAAAAGCGTTCTTGAATGATGATCTTATCAACATCAAGATTGAATATCCTAATAAAGCCTACATGACAGGTATTTGCTCCATTACAGAATTGTCTATGAACACACCACATGACGATGTGGCAACGTATAAAGGCAGCTTAAATGGTGTAGGTCCATTGTCCGAATTAAAACAACCATAATTTATAGTTAATTTAAGGAGTGCGCACTCATGAAAAAAATCACTTGTGATGTATTTAATACTGGCGAAACAATTTACTTTACGATTGGTCGAATTGCTGAACTTGAACAGCTATGGGGTGAACCTATTTTTAAAGCTGTACAAAGTGGCACAATGACATTTAATCAGCTTATTACTGCATTCGTTGTTGGTATGAAACAACACGGCAAAAAACGTGATTATATCTATTACCAAGATAAATTACAAGAATTGTTTGATGAAGGCACGGTTCAATATAGCGACCTAGTAGAATTAATCGTTCAAGCGTTAATTGGTAGCGGTGTCTTTGGTAAGGCTGCATACTATGCATTGTTTCCGGAAGAAGCTGACGAAAAAGCACAATCTGAAGTAGAAGCAGAGGCAGTAGAAGCAAAAAACTAGAAGGGGGCTATACGGCCCCCTCTTTTAATTTATGGATAACAAAGGCCGAGCGTACGGCGTATGGTCCACTCAATTTGAAGCCTTGGGAGTTTATGAAACTAAGCCCTATGGAATATTACAAACTGGTGGAAGGGTACGAATTGCGAATGGAGATTGAGGACCGTAGACAGGCTTATTTTACATGCATAATGACAAACGTTCATATTGCTGGCAATAAGCGATTAAAAGTTGAGGACATCATGAAGCAATTACACCCTATGACATTGTCACAACGTAAAACGGAGGAAAAGTTATTCATGGAAGAATTCAGACAGGCGGGAGGTGAGATATAAGAAAATGGCAGATTCACAAATCAATGTACGCATAGTCGGTTCATCTAGTGGTGCCGAGCAAGCACTTGATAGGGTGGCTAAGAAAGCGGAAAATGCACTAGGAAAAGACGTTACTGCTTCTATGGAGGCTGTTAAAAGCAAAGCGCAGAAGATCTTCGGTATAGAAATTCCTAGTATCATGAACGCTGCCAAAAGTGGGGCTGCATTTGGTGCTGCAGCAATAGGTATTGAAGCTGCAGGGCGAGCCATGAAAGATATGGCAGTTAGTGCTGTTCAAACCACCGACCAACTTACACAGATTAGGGCACGTATCAATCTAATTAATGACGGCAGTCAGTCTACTGCTGAAATTATGGACAAGATTTATAGTGCAGCTAACCGTTCTCGTGGTAGCTATTTAGATATGGCCGATAGTGTTGCTAAGTTGAATATGCTTGCAAAAGACGCTTTTTCATCTAACGATGAAGCAATTTATTTTGTTGAGCAATTAAATAAGCAATTCAAAATCTCAGGTGCTAGTGTTGAAGAAACTACATCGGCTATGTACCAGTTAACGCAAGCAATGGCAGCTGGTAAGCTACAAGGGGACGAATTCCACTCTATTATGGAAAATGCTCCTATGTTGGCACAATCTATTGCCAGTGAAATGGGCTTGACTGTAGGCCAATTGAAGGAAATGAGCTCGCAAGGGCTTATTACTGCTGACATTATCAAGGAAGCCCTATTCAATAGTGCAGAAGAAACAAATGCTAAGTTTGCAGAAATTCCTATGACGTTCCAAGATATAGGAACGCAAGTTCAGAACGAATTAATAGCTGCATTCCAACCAGCTATGGAAGAAATAAGCAACATGACGAGTTCAGGTGTATTGAACGATGCACTTGCTGGGTTGTCTATTGCCTTTCGTTTGGTTGGTACTGCTGCACAAGCGGCCATTATTACTGTAAGGGGTGCATTTAGTGCGTTATCAGTTGTAATTGGTACAGCTAAGAATATTGTTACGAGCTTTGCGAACCTGTTCAGGACTGCTATGCCAGGTGTTGCCACTGCCATTGTAGGTGTTACAACGGCATTTATTACTTATAAAGCGACTGTTGCATTATGTAGCACTCAAACAGCTGCATTAACTGTAAAAACCGTAGCGTTGAAAACGGCACAAGTAGCCTCTGCGATTGCAACCAGGGCATATGCGTTAGCAATGACTGTTGTTAAAGTAGCTATTCAAGGTACTATCTTATCGATAGGCGCATTGACTTTGGGGACAACTGTCCTTAAATCTCTGTTTCTAGCTTTAAGAAGTAGTACATTAGCTGCAGCTACTGCTCAGCGTGTATTGAACGTTGTAATGAAGGCAAACCCAGTCGGAATATTAATATCCGTCATAATGACTTTGGTCGGTGTATTTGCGACTGCATCTGCTGCGTCAAATGGGTTCGGTAATACGTTAAGCTCTGTATTTTCAACTATTGTGCACACCGCTGTTTGGGGTGTAAATAAAATTATAGAAGGGCTTAACTGGTTAATTGCAAAACTTAATAGCGTAGGCGATAAAGTAGCAAAATTTTTTGGTACATCTTTTACCGCTATTCAACAAGTTGATACAATCAGTGCTGAAACGGCACAAGATATTGTAAATACTGGCGTTAATATGGCTTCACAAATAACACAAGGGTTATCCGGTGGCGGTGATACAGGCCTAGATGTTGGCGGTGGTGGCGGTGATGATGGCGGTTCCGCTGGTACCGGTAAAGGTGGGAAAGGTGGCGGAGGTGGTAAAGGCCACTCCGGAAAGGATCTTGCAAAAGAGGCCAAAGAGGTCCACGAAAAAATCTTGCAATCGTTCTTGGAAATGCAAGGCAATCAAGTCGAACTAATCGAATTGCAATACAAAAAGGAACTCGATGAGCTCAATAAATCAAAGAGTGCTAACGTTAATTATCAAGAAGATTTAAAGAACCTTAACGATGTTTATGCGGATAAACGTATCAAGGCTAAGCAAGAGGAATTTACAAAGCTTCGAGCTATTGAAACTGGTATTCGTGATATGCAACAAGATTTTGCGTTTAAAACTTCAAGTAAAGATAGTACAGGCAGTGTATCTCCTGCCGTGCAGTTGGCAACAGATTATACCAACGCCATTGATGAAGTCGAGGACCGCTATGCAGAAATGGTTGATAAGTTCATGAAAATGGACAAAATGGAGCAACAACATCATATTGATCTGTTAAAACAACGAGGTGTTGAATTCGAAATGAGTGCCGACGGACAAATCTCCTACGAGAAAATGAAAAACGAGGAATTGTTAGCGGTACAAGATGAGTACGCTAAAAAGGCATTACAACAACATACTGATCTAGTTAATGAAAAGTATGCTATTGATGAGGCTATGCGTACTCAAAACTTTGAGGCACTTCAAGCTGCATTGACAGATGAGTACATTGCAGAACAACAGCACTACGACTTAAAAAAACAGCTTCTTGAGGAGTGGAAAGAAGCAGTATTCGATGCTCATTGGAATGGACAACAAGTTATGTTTGATGCTGCACAAGCAGGCTTGGATAGTTTTCAAAATTCTATTTCAGGGCTTATTCAAGGCACAACAACTCTTATGCAAACGTTCCAAAATCTCGGCAAAGCCATTCTTAAAACTATTGCTGATAGTGTGGCTCAATGGATAGCCGGTCAAATTAAACAAGCCGTATTCGGCAAAATGTTGGCAGCTCAACAGGCTGCAACTGGTACTGCTGCGGCTAACGCTCAATATCCGGCATGGGCTGCATTGGCTCAACAAGTTAGCATGGCAACAGGTGGTGCTAGTGCTATCGCTGGTATGGCTGCATGGAGTGCTAACACGGCAGCTGGTGCAGCTCAAACAGCTACACAAAGTGCGTTCTCCGGTATGTTTAACTCAGGCTCAAGTGGATTTAGTAGCAATCTATCTTTACCTAAACTGGCAAGCGGTGGTGTGGCTTATGGCTCAACTTATGCTGAGATTGGCGAAGGCAAGTACAAAGAAGCTGTATTGCCTTTGAGTGAAAGTACCTATGACGAAATCGGTGGCGGTATAGCTCGTGCTAATGGTGGCGGTGCTGGTAGTATTACGTTCAACGTATCTGCTATGGACGCCCAATCGTTTGGAACATGGCTCGAAAACTCCGCAGGACGTTCGCTAAGACAGTTTTTAGTTAACCAAGATAGGGAATTCATAGCAACGGAGGGGACGTGGTAGCATGGCAGATTTAATTAAATTTCCGGATATCAAATCCCTTGCGTGGAAGTCTACGAAGGCTCAAAAATGGGATACTAAAATAAAGCGTACTGGGAGCGGTCGGGTGCGTACCATGACAACGTGGCAGTATCCGCAATATACAATTACTACTGAATTTGCAATATTAACTCCAGAGGAGCATAAGCAAATCATGGGGTTCTATGCAAAAGTAAAAGGCGGTACAGTTCCTTTTCTTTGGTTGGATCCAGAAGATTTTGAGGAAAAGGGCATTCGTTTAGGCACTGGAGCTCAATCTGAATGGCAAGCAGTTCGTTTGTATGGTGATTTCAGGGAACCGGTAGCGCATATCGAGAACCTAAAATTATATGCTAATGGGACACCGATAAATGCTGTATCTGATAAGGGCGTAATTAGGTTAGCACAAGGGGTAACAGTAGCACCGACTGCGATTATTACTGCTGACTATACATATTATTGGAAGGTAATGTTCAGTGGTGATTATACGGACGAGATTATTTATAAAGACATATTCAAGTCTAAGTCTTTTAAATTGGTAACAGTGAGGTGAGTAAATGAAGGAAGTCGGACAGATTTTAAGCAATCATTTAAGCACATCTCAATCATTCTTGTCGTGTGATTTATACGAGCTAAAACTAAAAAGCGGTATCAGCTATTACTGGGCCGATACCGATGCAGATGTAAATTATGGGGGCCACACTTATAAGGGTGATGGCCCTATTATTACGCGTGAAAAGATATCAACGAATAGTACTGTTAGCGTAGATAAATTAAGCGTAACTATAACTGCAAATCAAAATGACATGATAGGTGGTGTTCCTGTCTTGGAGGTTGCTCATAATGGTGGATTAGACGGCGCAACGCTTGATCTTCGCCGTGCATTTTTTGACGATGCTGGCAAGGTGATTGAGTGTATAGACCTATTCCACGGAATTTGCGAAGTAACACAGGGCGGTGGCTTTATATTGAAGATTAGTGCAAAGTCAGTTGTACAAAAGCTCAATATAGAATATCCAAACCGAAGATATTACCCTCAATGCCCTTATAGCATTTATTCAAAAGAATGTGGCGTAGATATTAAGTCTTATCGTAAAAAAGCAAAAGTAACAGCTGTTACTGATACGAATACCGTGCAAATCGATATACCGTTCGAGGACGGTTATTACACGGCCGGTGGTATGGAATGGATAAGCGGACCATTAGCAGGGCAAGCAACGCAGATTATGGCTAGTCAAAGCAATACTATTGTTTATATGAGTGCTACCAACACGGCACCTCGTATTGGTGATGTAGCCTATATCTATCCAGGGTGCGACAAGACGCCTACTACTTGTAAGAATAAATTCAATAATTTTAGTCGAAATAGGGCGACACCTTATGTTCCTTTAAAGGAGACGATACGATGAAATTAACAACAGGTGAACGTATAGCAAATGCTGCATGTGAATGGCTAGGCACTCCGTATCAAAATAACGCTATGGTGAAAGGTAAAGGGGTAGACTGCTCATATTTATTGGTGGCTGCAGTGGTTGATAGTGGCCTAATGAATATTGCAGACTTCAATATCGAAAACTATTCCAATGAATGGCATTTACATCGTTCAGAAGAAAAGTACCTGAAATATGTCAAGCAAGTAGCGGACGAGGTGCCATTTGATGATCTTTGTATCGGTGATTTCTTACTATATCAATATGGACGTTGCATTTCTCACGGTGCCATTTATATTGGTAACAATTTAGTAATTCATGCTTTCGTTGACTTGGGAGTTATTCTATCATCGATTGACGATGTATTATTTTATGACGCAAAAGGAAAAAGTCGCTTGCGTGCTGTATATCGTTTCAGGAAAGGCGGTAAATAATGGGCTTTTTATTTAATCGCGGTAAAAATACCACTAATCGAGCCGATATGATTGCTGATTTTCAAATCAACAGTGCTTCATATGGTGAGGTAGTGCCTGAAGTGTTAGGCACTACACGATTGAGTGGCAATATTATTTACTACGACGATTTTACACCTCATGAACATCGCAGTACGACGAGAACTGGTAAGGGTGGCGGTTCAAAGCATACAGAAATAACCTATACCTATACTGTTGCATGTGCTATTGGCTTATGTGAGGGCCCTATAGCCGGTATAGGGAAGGTTTGGCGAGATAAGGAAATATATACCTATCCGAGCGAAAAAATCGAACTGACGGCATATAATGGCGATTATGGACAAACTCCGTGGCCTTATGTTTTATCCAAGCACCCTGAAAAGGCATTGCCTTATAGTGGCTTGGCATATATGGCTGGGGTTGTTGATTTAGGGGAACGAGGTAGCCTACCTCAATTTAATTTTGAAATTAGAGGAAAGCTATTAGATACTGGCGACGGTATTGATGTAAACCCTGCCGATTATATTGTGCATGTGTTAAAGTCTATCGGTATTGACGATGTAAGCATAGACGGATTAGACAATTATCGTGCTTACTGCAAAGCAGCTGATATTCTAATTAGTACACCTCCGGATAGTAAAAGCTCAAAAGCTCAAAACGTTATTAATGATATAGCTGAAATAACTAACAGCCTTGTGTTTTGGAGCACAGACCGTTTGAAAATTGTACCATTAGCCGATAAGCCTATTGGCGATTGGTCGCCAGCTAATCAAATTCAATACAACTTAACGGCAGATGATCTTATTCCGGCTAGCGATGGACAACTTATTGTATATAAGCGAAAAGATAGCTCGGAAACATATAATCAGGCAACAGTTGAGTTTATTAATCGTGCCAATAGCTACGAGAAAGAAACTGTATCATTCGAGGTGGTAGCAGATGTTCAGAAGAATGGCCTTAAACCAGCCTCTAAGAAGTCCGCTCATTATCTCTATACCAAGGCAAGGGCTCAATACTACGCTGAACAGCTGGCTATGAAACGGCTATATGCAAAGAATCAATATACATTCCATCTCGACTGGGCTTTTTGCAGATTGGAACCGGGCGACCTAGTAACAATCACAGATGAGTTATGCGGATTGCGTGAGCAAATCGTAGTTATAACGTCAGTATCAGAAGCTGCAGATGGACAACTTGAAATTACAGCAGAGGGTAAACCGCCAGGAACATATGCTCCGGCAAAGTATAACGTTCATGAAAACGAACGACCTTTTATTGATTATAATGTACCTGCTCCAAGTGTTAATGACGTAGCTATTATCCAAACCCCAGGTGATGTAGGCGGTAATGAATTATATATCGGTGTTAATTCAGAGCCTAACTGGGGTGGCTGTTCTATATGGTTATCCGACAACAACGAAAACTATAAACGAATTGGCAATATCTCACAACAGGCTCGAATGGGTAGGCTAAAAACAAACCTAATACAAGGAAGCAATACCGCTAATGTGATAATCAATCAAGGTGCATTAAAAGGTGGCAGTCATGTTGATGCTGAACGAGCCAACACTCTATGCTGGGTTGACGGCGAGTGCCTATCTTATGAAACAGCTCAATTGCAGCTTAATGGCGATTATGCTTTGGGTGGAATTATACGCGGTCAGTATGGAACCAACGATACAACGCACAATGCTGGTGCTAGGTTCGTAAGAGTTGACGAGGCTTTATATCATGCTCCATATCGTAAAGAGGATATCGGAAAGCAGGTATATTTTAAGTTTACGTCGTTTAACATGTATGGATCTAACGAACAAGGATTAGATGAGGTGCAAGCATATCCATATACAATCACACCGTACTATATTCCGGAAGTAAGCGATTTAGCATTATTTACTAAGTATTATGAAATTGGCGATGGTGTATTGTCATTTGATGTAGTGGCTGCATTTACTCAACCAACTATTAATACATTTGATACTGTCGAAGCATGGTATCGTGAAGGTACAAACGAATGGAAGTATGGCGGTAATGGTGATAATCAAATCGTTATTAGTGGGTGTGAATTAGGCCATACATATGAAGTGCGATTAAAGGTAAAGGACCGGCATGGAAACTACTCACAAGGCATTATCAAATCTGTATTAGTTGAGCTCAAATCAGAAGTGCCTAATGCTCCGCAAGGGCTGGGCGTTTCGTTTGGTGATGTTGCCACCTTTAATTGGTTAGAGGTGCGTAACGCTGATATTGATTTTTACGAGTTGCGATATGATCTGCACCCAGGTCAAGAGTATGGGCTAATTGGTAAAAGTAATAATACTACTTTAAGCACTCTATTAACAGAACGGAGTGCAAAAGTATATTTATATGCTCATAACCCTACAAAGGGGTATAGCGCTCCGGCAGAATTGACATATAACGTACCTATTCCACCTAAACCATCTACTATCAAAATAGTTAGCTTGATTAATGGCATTGGTATTACTACCGATAATATCAAGTTAGGTTGTAAGGGCGTTAATATTTACGTTGACGGTACGCGATATTTCTTCACAACAAACGTAGCAACAATACCTTTGGGAAGTGGTGTTCATACCGTACAGGTCGCATTTGTTGATCTATTCGGTGAAGGCCCTAGAAGTGATGAGCAACTAGCGACAATCAAAGCTAAAATCGATAAGTCCCTACTTGACATGGAAAGCCTAGGCATAGAGGGAATAGACAAAGCAGTAAATGACTTAAAGAGTGAAGTCGGAACAGTCAAGACCGCCGTTAATGGTATGGATAGCAAAATCATCGACCTTGGCAATGCGTACCAGCGCACTTTGAGCGATTATCAAAATAACGTAAATTCACAAATCACGCAGATTTCAAACGGTATTGAGTTAAAAGTAACAGAGGCTATGAATAGCCTTGACGGCGCTGAACTGGTGAGCCGTATCAATCTAAGCCCAGCAGGTACACGAATAGACGGCAAATTATTGCACGTTACTGGTAAGGCATTATTTGATAATGATGTCATTGCCAAAGGCATGATACAGGCTGGGGCTGTAACAGCTGATAAAATGCAGGTGGATAGCCTTTCATCTATTACGGCAACAATTGGTACGTTGCGGACTAAGACGAGTGGCGCAAGGGTTGAAATTAGCGATAATCTTATTGAAGTGTATGACGATGACAATCAATTACGAGTGAGGTTAGGCGTATGGGAATAATTACATTTTTCAAAAAGTTATTAAAGCGATTATTTAAGCATGGGGGTGAAAATAACATGCCAGCTGGATTACAAGTATTTAATAAAAACGGCGTTCAAATTGTTAGCTTGACGGATAGGCTTACAAAAGTATCTGGCGTAAAACGTTTCGATGTGATTGAGGAAAGCGGTAGTGCAACAGTCGAATTGAGCAAAGACCAGCATATATGGTGTTACTTAAATTCGTATGCAGGCGATAATGACGACTATTTGTATGGATTCGGGCCTAATTACAATATTGTTGTTGAGGGTGGTAAAATTTCATGGAATTTAAAAGCACCTAATAACGTCAATAAGCCTTGTAAAGTAGCATTAATCTATGGGGTGATGTAGCATGAAACATTTTGAAAGCCATAACAACAATAGCATAGTAACAATCAATGATACAGATAGTTGTCTATATTTAAAGCATAAAATCAGCTTAAAAAATATACCAATTAAAAACTCGCAAAAAATAGAGCATGGTGCAAGTTATATATATAATGGCGATGGAATTACCTATGGTGTCGAAGACTTGCAAAATGGACACAGATACCACGCAAACTTATATATTCCTGTGTTACAACGTCAAGACAATGAAAGTTATATATATGCAATGAGTTCTGACTTGCCGATTAAAGATATTTCTATAGCAGAAACAAGAAACAGACAACATCCTACTCGTGCTGGGAAATGGACTAATTACTTGCAAGTACAATTCACAACGGATAGCCTTGAAGACATTCGCAAGATTGCTGATACTATGGAAATCTTTGTATTTTCCAACAAAATCCCTAAAACAGATAAGTATGGCATGGAAATATACGATAAGAATGGGAATGTTATATTTAACAGCAATTTATTGACGATGCGGTTAGCGTTAGTTATTCACAAGGACTACCCAGCTACGTTCTTATCTAAGGAAGAGTACGAAATCGGCAAGGTTAAATTTCAAGGCATTAAAAAAGCCGGGTTAAGTTTTACATATCCATTGGCGGCTATTGGCTCAGATAGTGGCTTTATGGCTCATAAAGTTAGCTGGGACGGCGACGGCGTGGATATTATAACAACGTACGGCGGAAATGCTGGCGGTATTATTCGACAAAACTCAATCACAACAACGCAAGTATTGATTTGCGAACTCGACGGAACGCAAAATATTCCAGCTATTGAAACAATGATGATCTAATAGCGAGGTACACATGAACTTTATAAGAAATGAACCAGAAACTTTGCATATCGGTGCTGATTATCGTAGAGGGTACGAGGTCAGTGCCGATTTTGATTTAAAGGGCTGCACGGCGGTCATGAAAGTACGGAGTGTGCAGGGCAAACTATTGGCCGAGGCTGAATGTGTAATTCATGATAATATCGTGTACTGTACTATCAACGCCGAGGCAACTAAGAACATAGGCCGCAATTATAGGAGCGGTCAATATGATGTGTTCCTTATTCATGGGAACGAGACCACTAAAATCGTAATGGGTGATATGAAATTCATTCATGATATTTCAGCACATTAGGGGGTGCAATTATGGAAGATACAAACAACTTTGAACTGGTTAATATTCAAGCAAGGGTTCCGAAAGTGATTGATATTGTTATTCCTGGGGCACAAGGTTTGCCAGGTGAACGAGGTACGCAAGGGACTAAAGGGGATCCGTTCCGATATGAGGATTTCACACCCGAACAACTAGAGGCTTTAAAAGGCCCTAAGGGTGACCCGGGTGAAAAAGGTGACCCGGGTGAAAAAGGTGACCCAGGTGATAAAGGTGACCCAGGTCCAGCTGGTACGGCTGATACCACATACCGAGCTCTATTAGAGGGTAATGTGTGGTGTGAGTCCGCATCAGTGGACCACGTTCTTATGGCGGTATTAGGTAACTCTGGTAAGCCGTTCCCACGGACTGACTTCAAGGAGCTTAAGGTATTAAATACATTCCATGGTCAAAGAGTGATTGGTGTTGAAGGTGAGCCACATTATACTGTCAAATTAGGTGAGACCGAGTTCAAACTAGGCCAAGCTGGTACTGGTAATATCACCTTAGAGGAAGGCCTTGGAGATGATGATGTGAAAATCACATACCACAATTTCTTGGGCCAGAAGGTCGGTGAGTTTACTATCGCTGGTATCCCAGATGATACTGCTGCTACTCCAGACGAAACCTACACAGACTGTGGCTCTAAATACTCCAAATACGGACGTAAGCTAGTAATTAATGTTACTAACCAACAAACTACTAACAGCTGGTCTGACGGTAAAGACTTCAAGTTCTTTGGTAAATGGCAAGAGCGTGACTTCGACTCCATTGAAATTGTAACTAATGGTAAGAAGCAGCTCTATATCTATATCCTTGTTGAGTATAGAGGTACAGTTCTACCTACTATTCCAATCTTTGTCAATAAGCCAGAGCTTGTTAAGTTCTTACACTTAGCTAGTCCTGTCGGTAATAGAATTATCAATATTGGCACTAAAGGTGATGGGCTTAAACAAATTGACTTCATGCGTACTGTCTTAGAGTGGGATAGCATTAATCATCAATACATTAATACCGGTGAAGAACAATTATAATCTTATTTTCATAGGGGAGGATAAATGAACGAGATAACACACTTCATGAGCGAAGCTTGGCGAATGCTTACGGAGTCATTCGCTATTAAAGCCTTGCTTGCCTTAATCGCAGAGGTAGGCATATATATGCTCGGCTTAAAGCACGTACAGGTGTTAGGCATATTCATTATACTTGTATTCTTAGATTTAATTACCAAATGGTCGGCTATTGGGTATAAAATGCTCATTGATATGGGAGCAAGCCCAGAGAATATAAGCGGCTATTCCAAATATATCGCTATTCCTGCTGCATGGGGTAAAGGGCTTATATCGTCCAAACACATGCGAAAACCATTTGTAACAAAGGTATTAACATATTGCCTAGCTACTGGCGGTGCATGGTGCTTTGACTTCATGGCCGGCAATTATGCGTTTGCAGTCAATCTTGTGTGGCTATATCTTGGCTCCGTCGAATTCCTTTCTATATTGGAAAATATGCGAGACGGTGGCAATACTACCATTTCAGGCTTATTGGAATTAGTTCAAAATAAGATTGATATGCTTTTAAAAAAGTAATGTATTTATATGGGGCTGTATAATTGCAGCCCTATTTTAATTGGAGGTGTATATA